CCGCCGCCGGAGCGGCCCTCCAACTCATTTATCATTGAGGCCCAGTGGGGATCCGAAGAAGAAATTATGCAATCAGGGAGCCTAAGAGTAACAGGGCAATTGTACTGATCACGACCTTCATAACTCAAGGCGTAATGGTTGGGAGCGCAACCGCCATAGTTGTAGACAACAAAGGAATAAAGTGCGAATATCTGGGAATAAGAATTGACACCAATGAACCTCCCAAAATCGCCTTTAAAAATTGAATCAGCACACTGCCACATGAGCTCTAGAACCTTATCCAGGTCAGAAATATAGGAGGTAAACTTTCCAGAATAAATGGCGGCAGAGACAATTGGAACCACAAGGATGGAAAACTTCTTCAATCCCTCCATGGAGAACTCTGGCACTGCTCCCTCAACAGTAAGAAGGGCACAAAATGATGCAACCAAAGCGGCCAAACGGGAAGCCATGAACCCGAGATCACTCTCAGTGATATTCAGAATGCCCTGAAGGGGGCCCTGGGGGTAAAACCAAGCTGCCAAATCATTCCAGAAAGGTTGTTGTTCATCAGCGATGTCATCATCTTGGACTGCAAAAACGTCTTCAACCTCATTGGCATTCTCCTCAGCTTGTCCAAAGAAGAAATCAAATGCAGCCCTAACTCTTTCAGAACAACCCTCCAGCAAAAAAGCAAAAACTGCCTTAATCCTTGCAGCCTTGTCTTCTAAATTGAAAGCTGGAAACAAAGTCCTCAAAGTCTGCTTGAAGCGATTAGCCCAACGGTTGGTAAAATCAAGGGAACGATAAAAAGCGTTGATGGCGAAAACGACTTCTGGAGCACCGCATTGCTTCCTGTATGCCGAAACAAGAGTATCATACAGCCTGTGGGAGGCATTAATAATATTGATCATAATAGAACTCCTATCCACATAATCAGCTGCAACGGTTCTGAAATGCTCTGCAACACCAGCCTGGATCTGACCATTCACAAACCCTGCAGTGACATCCCAATTGGTGCCGACATGAAGAACCTGGGCAACAATAGTCTCAGCCTCCCTTGAGTCAAGATAAGCTTGGAAAAGTCCAACTTGGGGTACAAACTTGACGCGC